CGAAGACGACATCGACTCTTGGGCAAAGCAATATCCTGATGTCTATCGCATTGTTGAAAGCATTGCGATGAAGAAGGCAAAGGAAACAACGAAGACGCTTGAAGAGCGTATGCGTAAGGTTGATGAGAGTGAACGCAATACTTCGCGTGAAAAAGCACGTGTCGAATTGTTGAAGCTACATCCCGACTTCGACAAGATTGAAGACAGCGAAGACTTCCATGATTGGGCTGAAGAGCAGCCTAAGTGGGTGCAGGATGCGCTGTACGAGAACGATGATGACTTCCGCTCTGCGGCACGTGTCATCGATCTGTACAAGGCTGATCGCAATATCAACAAGCGTACACGCGCTCCTGAAACGAAGGGTGCTGCTGAAGCTGTCAACACTCGCGGACGGGCTACACCAAGCGCTACAGCCGATCAAGAAGGCGTCTTCTACGAAAGCCAAGTGCAGAAGATGTCGATTGCTGAATATGAGCAAAATCAAGAAAACATCGTAAAGGCTATGCGTTCTGGCAAATTTGTTTACGATATTAGCGGAAATGCTCGCTAAAGCTTGACAAGCTAAGATTTTTCTGTTCTAACGGGGACGTTGCTAGAAATGGCAACGTCTTTTTGTTTCTGTCAAGTGTTGTATCGACAACCCTAGCAGATAGCCGTCATATATTATTTGAATCTAGAGCAAACAATATTGACCACCTATTTCTCGCAAGGCCCGATAAAAACCTAAGACAGTATTAAATGCTAACATAGGAGAAACCAAAATGGCATTTGCTGCTGCTCCGGGTTGGGGCAATCTTCCTAACGGTAACTGGTCGCCGGTTATCTATTCCAAGCAAGTTCAGCTTGCTTTCCGTAAGTCTTCCGTTGTTGAAGCTATCACGAACAACGACTACTTTGGCGAAATCGCCAATGTGGGCGATTCGGTGAAGATCATCAAGGAACCTGAAATCGCTGTCAAGAACTATGCCCGTGGCACTCAAGTTACGGCTCAAGACCTTGACGATAGCGACTTCACGCTGGTGGTCGATAAGTCGGCTTACTTCGCGTTCAAGGTTGACGATATCGAAGCTTCTCAGTCGCACATTAGCTGGATGTCGCTGGCGTCTGATCGTGCTGCCTATCGTCTGAAGGACAACTACGACCAAGACGTTCTGGGCTACATGACGGGCTTCCAACAGGCTGCTCTGAACGGCAATGCCAACGTTGCCCGCACTACCGCTTCTGGTACGGCTGCTGTGGCTACGGCTGACAGCGATGAGTTGCTGGCTTCGATGAAGCTGAAGAAGGGCTCTTTCGCAAGCATCACGACAGCGTCTGCTGGTGAGCATTCCATCCCTGTGACTCCGCGTCTGCCGGGTACGTCTTCTCTGCCGACTGACCGCGTGTCTCCGCTGATGATCATCTCTCGCATGGCTCGTCTGCTGGATCAACAGAACGTTGACACCAATGGTCGTTTCCTTGTGGTTGACCCGATCTTCGTGGAAATGCTGAAGGACGAAGACAGCCGTCTGCTGAATAGCGACTTCGGTGGCTCTGGTCTGCAGAACGGGCTGGTGCTGTCTAGCCTGCACGGCTTCAAGGTGTATGTGTCGAATAACCTCCCGGCTATCGGCACAGGCCCCGGCACTGCTGGCACGGCTAACCAGAACGACAACTACGGTATCATCGTGGCTGGTCATGAGTCTGCCGTTGCTACGGCTGAGACGATTACCAAGACTGAAACCTATCGCGATCCTGACAGCTTTGCTGACATCGTGCGTGGTATGCATGTCTACGGGCGAAAAATCCTTCGGGCAGAAGGCATCGTGCGCGCAAAGTACAACGTCGCTTGATGTAGTAAGATAGCAGAATGAAGACACCACTGATACTACGCGAAGACCATCCTTATAAAGATGGTAGAGAGTGTAATGTCTGTGGTGTTTTTAAGCTAGCATCTGAGTTTCAATTAGAACGAGACGAAAAAGCAAGGGGTGGTGTTTCCTTACGGGCACAATGCAAACCTTGTCGAGAACATATCAAGTGGAAAGCATTTATTGTTCGTACCTACGGGATTACTGCTGAACAATATTATGAGATGCTTGATGAACAAGAAGGAAAGTGTGCGATTTGCAAATCCGATTCTCCAAATTCTGAAAGAATTGAAAGCGGAAAATTGTTTATCGATCACTGCCATGATACTCAAAAAGTTCGTGGACTTCTCTGTGCCAAATGTAATTTCGGTATCGGCTACTTAAACGACGATGTTAACCTTCTGCAATCGGCAATAGAATATATTAACTCTTCAAAGGAAAAATAATGGCTGCTGTTCAATCTCTTCGTAATCGCGCCTATGTTGTGGAAAAGGATGTGTCGCTTGCCGCCACTTCCGGTACCGCTGTAGGCATCCCTGTCGGCGCTGGCACTCTGGTGCTTGCTGTCGGTTTCCAAAACTACACTACGGTGCCTGATATCACCACGTATACGATGGACATCACCGATGGCACCACCGTGTTTGCTAACGACATTAGCTTCGACAACACCGCTGCTAACACCATCAAGATCGGTACTACGGCTGGTGTAGTTGCTGCTAACGACACCATCGACGTTGTGACCACCATCTCTGGTTCTCCCGGTGTGATCGCTGGTCGAGTGTTCGCTATTGTTGTTGATGTCAATAAGGATTGGGCTGCTCCCGGTTCTGTTGATCGCGACACTCTGGCTTAAGCTGTGTTGACAACAGAGACGGTGGCTATGCTGCTGTCTCTGTTTTTTTTGTTTTAGGAATATCATGGCAATTACATCAGCGGTTTGCAATAGCTTTAAGCAAGAATTGCTTGGTGGCATTCACGACTTAGATACTGATGTAATCAAGCTTGCGCTCTATACCAGCGCTGCAACATTGGGTGCCAGCACTACAGCATACACCACCAGTAATGAAGTGGTTGGTGCAGGATACACTGCTGGTGGTAACACGTTGAGTGGTGCTGTTATTTCTTTAGATGGCAGTGTTGCCATTGTTGACTTTAGTGATACAACGTGGGGTAGTGCCACCATCACTGCCAGAGGTGCGCTAATTTATAACAGCAGCAAGAGCAATAGAGCCATTGCTGCTATTGATTTCGGTGGAGACAAAACTTCCACCAGTGGTGATTTTACGGTGGTGTTTCCTGCTGCTACCGGAACGAATGCGATTGTTCGCATTAACTGAAGAGGTGTTTTAATATGGCTGTCACTTACACAACTGCGGTGAAGAATGCTCGTTTGGATGCTGTCACTGCTCAGATTGATGCTGGCTCTGGTGCTGGTAAGCTTGAGATTGGTACTACTGGCATGGCATCTGTGCTGGCGACGATTACGCTGGCTGATCCGTCTGCTGCTGCTGCGGCGAGTGGTGTGTTGACGTTCAGCGGATTCCCGCGCTCTGACACATCTGCTGATAATACCGGCACTGCTGCTGCTGCGCGTATTCGTGACAGCAACAACGTCGATATTGTCACTGGACTCACTGTTGGCACCAGCGGCAGCGACATCAACCTTGACAGCACTTCCATCACTGCTGGTCAAACTGTCACCATCACTTCTGCCACGATTACGCATGCTGCTTAAGGTGGTGGTTTATGACCATCACTTTACGTAACACGAAGGGGTCTGCGCTTACTTACGCGGAACTCGACGGCAACTTTGCCGACCTTGCTGGCAGGACTGATCTTGCGTGGATGATGGACGGTCTTGAGCCGACGCTGCGTGAAGGCGTGGGTAATCCTGCTGAGTTGGCGACATTCAAGGGCAACACGATTGCCTATGAGTTTGTAGACGGCTCGGTGTCGGAAACCTACGTCAACTGGGATGTACCGTTCAACTGGGCGTCAGGTACAGACCTCTACGCCGCTATCCACTGGAGCCCCGGAACCAACACCAACACGGGCACGGTACGGTGGGGGTTGGAGTTCACCACTGCTGCGGTGAACGGCACATTTGGCGACACCAGCACGTTTTACATCGACAGCGCAGTCAGCACCGCCTCTGCGTGGAAGCACATCCAAGCCGTCAGTGATCCGTACCCCGGCAGCGCGGCGGCACCTAATCAGCGGTTCCTGATTCGGCTGTATCGTGACGGGGCCAGCGGCACCGACACCTTTGCTGCAAGTGCCTACCTCGTTGGCATCGACTTCTACTATCAGGTCAACAAGTTTGGTACGCCGAGCTTTACGCCGCCGTACACATAAGGGGTAGCGCATGGCGCTTGGAACCCCAGTTGCCGCAGCAGCCGCATACAACGCAACAGCGGGCGGCACCACAGTCTCTCCGGCGTATCCGGCAGGCATTCTTGCCACCGACGTTGTTCTGTTGTTTGTCGGCCAGAAGCCCACCGCAGCCAACGGCGGCACAGTCACGACCCCCACGGGTTGGACGCTGCGCGAGGAACTGTTGGCAGCGGGTGGCTACGGCACAACGATTGGCGCGGACACCGGCAACACCAACCTCCGCGTCTATTCGTGGAACACACCTGTTGCAGGCCAGACAGGCAACCTCGCTGTCACGCTAGCTGGCAACGACATCAGTTGGGCCTTCATGGTCCGCATCCCCAAGGGGGCTGGGGCGGCTGAGTTTGGTTCGGCTGACGGTCAACGCACCACCGCACCGACAGTCAACGTCGCGTTCGCAACTGCGCTCACGAACGGGACGAGCGCAACCAATTTTCAGACTGGGGACCGCGCCATCTGGGCGATGTGTATCCCGACTGATGTCAGTACGCCGGGTCAATTCTCTGCGCCTTCTGTTACGGCCACGGGTGCTACGTTT